GCCGCATTGGTGTAGTTGGTATATGTCCCAAAGTTATCCGTCCGTGCCGACCAGTTGGCACCATTTAAACCCCCACCTTCGCCAGAGGCTATAAGCGTTATACCGTGCTTATGGCCCTGAAAGGTGTCCGTCTGTGTTGAGCCGACGACACGGAAAGTCGTATCACGCAGAGCAGTCGGGTCCACACCACGGGCGAACATACCACGGAAGTCGGGCAGTTGGAACACCGACGGCGACCCCGTTACTGTGAAGGTGCTGAACCTGTGCCCTACCACGGCGAACAGGGCAGAGTAAGTCGTCGTGGACACATAAGCCCCGTCGCAGTAGAGATAACCATCGGGAGCCGTCGTCGTGGAATACTGAATTATGGAGCCTATCGGGAGGCCGTCTATAACTGCCGTGCTATCTACTACTCCGCCACCCGCAGGCCAAGCAGTCTGGCAGTCACCAGCGAGGCAGATTTCGGGGGCCGAGAGGGCCGACGAGGCATTGACGGCATAGGCGGCAATGTCGGAATCCACGAACAAGTCACCCCGCACGGTCACGGAGGACCCCATGACTCCGTGAATGAGCCCGCCTATGTTCAAGTAGTTGTCGTCCCCAGCGGACGGGGTATCCACATCTTTGCCTATAAGTATGTTCCCGTCACCCGAAGTGCTTGAGTCCCCGGCTCCAGACCCAATCATCACATTGTTGGACCCAGTATTAACATACCCGGCGTATTTGCCGACAAAAGTATTATTGTTGCCAGTTGAGGAATTGCCAGAGGAGCCACCGATATACGTGTTGTAATAACCCGTAACATTGCTTGCCCCGCCACCCACAAAGACATTAAGGGCTCCCGTGGTATTTAACGCACCAGACTGATTCCCGACGAAAGTATTGCCTACCCCCGTGCTTAGGTTCCCCGTATTAAGGCCGATAAAAGTAGAACCCGCCCCACCGGATGTAGATATTACTGTACTGCCACCTATATCGTATCTACCCGCACTAATATTGCTAGACGATATAATCCCATAAGCCCCCATCTGGAGGGTCGTGGTTGCGATATGGTTTCCGAGGTTGTCACCCGTGCCTGTGAGGTTAGAACCGTCACCGTAGAACTCAGAGGCGGTCACGGACGATGAGAATACCCCACCCCCTGAGACATCAAGGGTGTGAGTGGGGGCAGTCACCTTCCCGAGTGAGAGAGCATGGCCTATTCTATTATGCCCGTGTTCAGTCGGATAAGCACTCAGAAGGACCCTAGTCACAACCGAAGCATCTATTAACGATAAGGCTCCCCCGCCAAATAGTCCAGTTTGCCCAGTAGTTAAATCCCATCTCCGGGCGGAGTCAATATATCCGTAAATATGACGAGTGTTGGCTCCGTTGTTAAGACTTAAATTACCAGTCAGAGTACCACCCGTGAGAGGAAGAGAGAGAGGGTCTGTCTCAGTTGAGATATATGTGAATGTAGCGGGGGCTATCAGCACATTTGTCAAAGTGGACCCGTCCCCATAGAAAGAAGTGGCTGTCACACTCCCCAACGCCACAATGTCTCCAGTCGCAGAAACGGTAAAACTGGAAGCCCCAACTTGGAACGGAAAGGTCGGATCTGATATGTTACCGTCGGAGGCCACCATAAGACCCGAACCACTTACTCCTCTGAGAACTGGCCCCCCAGTAGTAAACTCTACATTGGCTCCAAGGGAAGAACCCGCTGAGACTTTTATGCCCCCGGTCCTATTGCTTATCTTCCCGGAAGTAGAAGCGAGGGTCCCGAAAGAGATAAAGTTAACTGACGAGACAGAGTTGCCGTACATATCCAACTCACCCGTCATCCTGTCTCCCGCTTTCTTTACAAGGGTCCCGGTTGAGACTATGACCTCGTTAAGGCTTGCCTGTATCGTGCCAGTAGAAACACCCAAGTCGTTCTCCCGAGCCGTGGCCCGGGATATCTCCGTAGCCAGTTCCCCGTCCGTCGCGAGGCCCGTCAGGTTGGAGCCGTCGCCGTAGAACGCGGAGGCCGTTACAGACGAAGTGAATACGCCCGTCGCCGCCGACACGCCGTAGGTCGCCGTCAGGTTGGGGAGAGCGAGGTCGCCCGTCATGGTGTCGCCGGACTTCCTGACGAGGGTTCCGTTACCTTCAAGGGTTACTGACGAAGACTTGAGCGTGAGAGGGGACCCGACTGTGCCGTCACCGGAAATCTGGTTCGTGTCAACCGATACGGCGAAAGACCCCACCCCGGCACTACCCTGAGTGGTCCCGTCTGGGAACTGGATAAACCCGCCGGGACCATCCAGTCTCAACTGGCAGTCTTGGTATGTGGATGTGGAAGCGGCAACGCAGATGTGCCCAGAGATGCTCATAGTGGACACACCAACGGAGGTGCTATTCTTTACCTCATAGTAAGGGCCAGCGTAAGACAGCGCGGGGCATAAGAGGAGCCATAAGAGTATTTTCATTCATTCACCTTTGGCCCCCCAATATAATGCGGTTCATAAGTTCCCGCTTCTGATCCCTCGTCCCGGTCTTATACTGCGGATTCGTAACTATGTTTTTCCGCAGATATTCAGCCTGTTGAGCATTGAGTTCGTAGGGGATGTCAAGAGACCTGAGTTCTGCGTTCATGCCTTGGATCAGAGACTCTTTTTTAAGGTCCTTTACAGGGGCAAGGTCTTTGGTTTTAACCATGCCACGGTCAAGGTAAACCCACTTTGAGCCCACCTGCTCCGGGTTGCCGCTATCCGCTACCCTTTCGCGAGCCTCCGCTATTCTGGCAGATTCCTGCTGTTCCGCCTTACGCTTTTCGCGCATAGCGCCCATTTCAGACTCTGGGATGTTGGACAGCGGGGACCCGGTCACCTTTCTGACCACTGTTTCCCCAAGGCTGGGAGCCTGTTGCCACTTAACCTTCTCGCGCCCGGTCTTTGTAAACTCGCGGACCGGGATATTCTCGCCATATGTCTGCGAGCCCACGCCGAAAGCGCCGGGAAGGGTCATCCCTGCCGCCTTAACCGGGCCCCACTCACGGGATAGGTCGTAATAGTCCTGCGCGATCATAGGGATGAAGCGGTCAAGGACCTCAGGGGCAACATCAAATTCTTCCCCCATCGCGTTCTTACCCCTAAGAGCGCCTATCACGAAAGAGGCTATAGGGGCAGTCTTGTATTCAAGGAATTTAGTGGCGGCCCCAAGGCGGCCCCCAGCCTTATACCCCTCGTCCAACTGGAACTCGCGATTTGTAGTGGTTGAAACCATCTCGCCTGTAGCAAGGCGGGCGGCAAGCACAGCGTACTGCTGAAATCCGCCCCATATATCGTAGCGGGTGTCTCCGATCTTAATCTTTCCGAAGTCAGCAGAGCGCGGGTCTACCCCCACCTCAGCCCCAGCGGCCTTTGCCAGTCCCAGCGCAGTCATCCCGGCCCCTACAAAGTTACGCATGGAAAGTAGCATCTGCTTTCGGGTGAAAGGATCCATCTGCATATAGGTCTTGGGGTTAAGCATCTGTAGGCGAGAGGCTACCAGTTTGGGGCTGAAAAGAGTCGCGTTTAAAGCCTCTGTCGCGCCCCTAAGAGAGTCCAGCACCTCACCCCTACCCGTGCCAATATTCACAAGTCTGGCTATATTCTTAACTACCTCGTCGTCGGTAAGCGCCCCGGCGGCTTTTGCCCCAGACAGCAGATCATTGAATACATCTGAGCGGAGTTTATTAAGGAACCCGCTGGCGGCCCGGCTTGAGGCGCGCACGAGTTTCCCTATGCCCGGGATCTGTTCAGCCAGATTTGAGACAAATTGCTCTTCCTTAGACCCCAACTTCCCCAGTTCTGTAATATTAACCCCGGCCTTTTTCATCAGGTCATAATTAGGATGTCTGCGGATAGATTCCTGCAGGGCATCGTAGGCCTTTTCGTCAAAGGCATATTTGAACATCTCTTTAAACGCCTCCGCGTACCTTTTGGGATTCCCAGCGCCAAGGACTATCCCCTGCCGCAGAGGCATTGACACGTCAAGGGTTGCCATAAGCGCCCGGGGCAGGTTAAGGACATCCTTGGATGTGTCCCATATTTTCTGATATATATGGCGCTTATCCATTATCTCCGTGACCAGTTCGTCACCGTAAACCTTGGAGAGGAGTTTTAATTCCGCGTTGGTTGGGACCTTTGCCCCGCTAACCCCAAGCAGTTTTGTAAGGGCAGTCTGGGCGTTAAGCCTCTCCCATTCCCCGGCAAGTTTTGGGGTATCATCAAGGAATGAGAACATCTGATCCACTTCATTCTGGGTAAAGTTCTGGCGGATACTCTCGTATTCAGCCCTATCAAATTCACCCTTAAGCGCGGCTTTCTTTTTCAGATACGCGGCTTCTCCACCAGTCTCAACCCCGGAAAGTCTGGCAGTTCGTTGTGACCACTCCATCTGATTGATAAGGTCCTGCTCCCTGCGGGCCTTCTTGGCGGCACGAAGGCCAGCCAGGATCCTGTCCTTAAACGGAGGAGCATCCTCAGCCACCTCCCCTACAGCCCTGGACACGGCGGCCTGTGGTTGAACCGCGGGGGCAGGGGGCAGTTTTGCCTTCATGGCATCCAGGGCCTGCCTATCTGCATCCGGGATAGACCCACCTATCGTGAACGGCGTGGGTTTAGGAGCGGGGGCTGGGGGGAGGTTCTTCTTAAGGGCCTGCATAGCGGCCTGATCGGCCTCCGGGATCGTCCCGCCAATGGTGAATGGTTGGGGCTTGGGTGTCATGGGGGGCTTCTGAGCGGGTATTTTCATCCCGGCGGCGCGGGCCTTATCAGCCCCCAGCCACTCTGCGGGCTTAGGGATAGGCGGCTGGACCTGTCGCGGCGGCTGAGGGAGGACCTGAGGCGGGGCCTTGCGCTGTACAGGGATCTTGTTCTCCATCCCGGCCTTTAGGCGCTCCGCCAGTTCAGCCTCAAGTTTGGCGGCCTCAGCAGTCTTTATGTGGGGCGGGGCCATCTCAACGAGTCGGGCCCGGTTGACCACCTGCGCTATCTCGTCAGCGGACATCCCGGCCCCCTTTGCTAAATTTTTAACCCTAGATGCAAAAGGGAGAAGAACATCTAGAGGGCTTATGCCTCCCTCTGCCATGCCTTTAGCCGCCCATTTAACTACTTTAGGGCCCAACTCAGCCACAGGGGCTATCGGAGTAGTAGCGGCAATCTGGCGGGCGTCTTCAGCGAACTTGACTATGGGATTAAACACGGTTCTGGTTATAGCCTGAGTGCCGGGGAGTCCGGTCATAGCCCGGATAGGGAGTTTAAATATCTCTGCTCCAACCCGTCCGGCTACTGTATCAGGTCCAACCATGCCCTTTATCCACGGTTCCGCTTTCTGCATGAAAGTCTTCTGTTCCTGCGGAGCGAACCCAGCCTTCATGTAGAACCTTGAGCGCACCTTGTCCCTCTCCACATCCGGGAGCGACAAAAAGTCCGGGTCCTTGCCGATCGTGTTTGAATAAAACCCGTCAGCCACCTTCCTCTTTTCAGATTCTGGAAGGGACTGGTAGTCCGGGTCATTACTTATCTCTTTCCAAGAGGCCATTTTATTGTTCTATCCCGAACTTATTTAGCACATCTTTAGCCGTGACCGCTGGGGGAGTAGCGCCTATGGTAGGCACAGACGGGAGCGTGGCCCCGAAAGGATTCTTCTCTTTTTCGGCCTTTGCTTTTTCTGCGGCCTGGGCCTTTCTTTTCGCCTCTGCCAGTTTCTTGTTCTCAAGTTCCAGTCTTTTCTCATTCTTGAGGAACTCTTCCGCCTGCTTTATATTTATGAAAGTATCCGCAGGGCGGCCCGCGAAATACTCCGGATTTTGCGCCACCAGTTTCTCTATGGCCGACTTCTCCGCGGCTCGCTGGACATCCTGCTCGTTATACTTCATGGTCTGGGATTTAACCAGAGATGATTCCTTGGGCCGATTAAACCATGAGCCCTGACCGACTGGCATCTGTTCCATGCGCGGGATTGCCGTGGATTCAGCGCCGGGTATAATTTCAGGCTCCGTGCGCGTGAATCCGCGAGCCTGAGCCATGCCCTCAAACTGATCACGGGAAGGTCCCAGTGATTCCTCAAGAGGACTCTGGTCACCGTACTGGGTAAAGAATCTGCTTATATCCTTGACCGGAGGGAGAAGCGGGTCCTGCTTCCCAGACTGCAGGAAGTTGATGGCCTTTCTGAGTATGTTTTTTTCAGCCATGTTACTTGAACGCATCCTTCAGCATCATTGGCATAACCCCGCGCCGGGGCCGCTTAACACCAAAGGCCCGCTCAAGGGGCGGGGCCTCAGGAATGGGCATGGGGCTGACGGCCTTGTTTCCTCCCGACATGAGTGGAGAGGGCTTTGGGTATGGCTTATTGAAAGGCATGAGTTCTCCTTAGTTAATAGGCTTAGGGCCAACCTGTTGCATGGCTATCTGCTGGGCCTGCTGATAAGCCACAGCATCAGTCCACCCCTGAGCCCGCAGGTTAGAGTATGTGGTTTGCAGTGCGCTCTGATAGGCCCTTTCCCACTGCTGTTGCCTATTGGCGAGGTCGGCCTTCTGTGTTTCGCGCTGAGCCGCCAGAAGTTCTTCCTGAAGGTCAGCCTGTGTCTGCGCGAGGTCCTGCTGGCCCTGCTGTTGGATTTTTATCTGGTTTGTGCCCAGCGCACCCTCAAGGCCCGCCATGCCGTACTGATTGGCTATATCCAGCCCGGCCTGAGTATTCTGCAAGGCCTGAGCCAGAGCGGTCTGCTCAAGCCCCTGCATCTGACCACCATAGGTCTGCTCAAGACCGGATAAGTCGCGGGCGGTGGATCCGTAGACATCCGCAAGGGCCCCGGTCCTCTTTCCGATATAGTCCTGAAGTTTGCTGAGCCCGGCAGTCCTTATCCTTTCGGAAGCCCCGGCAAGCGCCTCGTTGAGCGCACCGGACGGCCCACCCAGCAAGCCCTGCCGCGCCAGTTGTCCCTCTATGGGGCGGACGGACTCCTGCATCTGGGCCTTACTCTGCTCGCCTATCAGGCGCTCCAGATCGGTGTACCCTTTGTCGTAAAGTGATTCTATGTCACCCTTGGCCCCGGTGAGCAGGCCTTCGGAGGTGGTCTTTGCCGTCCTGTAGATGTCCCCTGACTGTGTGGAGTAAGCATCCAGAAGGCCCTCGTCCTCTGCTTTCTTTTTCTTGAGTTCCTCTTCGGCCCTCCGTCGGGCCTCCGCCGCAAGTTCAATATCTGTAGCCATAAATCCTCCGTTATCCTACTACTATCCAGCCGCTTGTGCCCACCGTGGAATCCCCGGTATAAAAGTATAATTGCTTCTCCCCGGTGTGCCAGAAAAACTTTCTCCTCCCCGAAGTGGGGAAAGATGCCCCGCTGACCATTAAATCATTTATCGTCGTGGCGAGCAATGCTATCCGACGGAGAACCTCATATAGTTCCTTGTCTTGAAGGTTCGGGATGTTTATCGGTAACATATCAGGACCTTGTTGCCCCCGTGGGTTCGTACACCATGCTGATGTTGTAGATCTCAAAGGTCACGCCAACCTCGTTGTTCGCCACCTTAAATTTGATGCTTCTCCCTATCCTCTCAATGGGGATACGCTTCTTGAGTATCGTGCCCGTGCCGTTCATCATGTCTACACTCTTGTCCACATAGGGGGCCCCGTCTATTGAAAATGAGAATGTAAGCGTACCCAACCCTCCGACTGCTGTCTGTTTTTTTAGATAGATCTCCGCGTACCTCATCATCAGTTCAGCGGGAAAAGAGAAGTCCTTGGAAATCCAGTACCCGTTTATTGCCGCAGGGTTTGAAGGCTCGGGCAATGTAAGGCTATTCCCGGTGTCCATTGTCAGAAAGAATGAATACCCGGGCATCCCTCCGTACAACTTCTCGCCGCTCCCTAAATTACAGGAGACAGCCTCAAGTGGAGAAGCGGCAAAAGAGTTATCCACAAAAAGCCACCACTTGCCTCTTTCGTCCTGAACTATTATCCGCCTGTTGCCGCTAACTATCACTGAGCAGTACATCGCGTTCTTCCAAACAAAAGACTTAGGGAAAGAGTCCGGGGTGTCTGCTTCGGTTGACAGTACCTGAAGGCCAGTGGAATCCACGGTGTCTATGTCTGGCTGGATAGCATCTGAGATCTTGATCACGCTGTTGCCGCCAGAGTAGGCATAGAACCCGTCAACGGTCAGGAACTTAAGAACCCCCATGTGCAGCACGATTGTCTGGGACGACAGGAAGGTAAAGTTAGCCGGGGTGTTGATTCGCTGTATAGTATAATTCGCCTCTATCGGGTCAAATACATCCCCTATTAGCATCCACATAGACCGTTTCTTAAAGATCAATAGGTTCCCGCCCCATGAGTAAAGGGCTACAATATAATCACCTACATCAGAGTCTACGGTCTGAAAGTTATTAGTAGGCCATGTAGTTGCATCGTTGATGTCGGACCAGTATACGGTTGATCCCTTGGCGGCGAAGATGTAGTTTTTGTGGACCGCGCATTTGGTGTACTTCGGGAAGTTTGCCACCGTGGCAACCGTAGTCCCATCATATGAAACAGCGGAGTTTGTGCCGTCGGACACATATAGTTTACCGCGAAACATACCCATGAAAGGGACAGCGGCCCCGCTGAACACCGTGGGGGTTGCCTCGCAATACGATATAGTGGTCCCGTTGTCTGTGTAGGCGAGGTAAGAGGCGTGGGCCGTGGTCCCGCCGATCCTGCCCATCATCACCAGCCTGTTGGCCCCGCTGGCCCCCAGATTTGTAAGCGACATCTTCAGGATGCGGTTTTCTACTCCAAGGATTTGGGAGGATATTGCGGACCACCCCCGTCGTTTAACGAGGGCCCCGTTCTCTGTCCATGTACTCCACTGGTCAAGAGTCTCGTTAACCCTAAGCGCGAAGGAGGTGGCCTTTGTATTTCTGCCACCAGAGAAATCTGCTATGCTTAGAGTTTTCAGGGCCATATTATTATTTGAATAGGATTATGTTTGCCGCTTCGCTTTCCTTTCGGCCTTCGCCGCACATCCTGCGCCTCTCACTCTCGTAAAGCCTGCGGTACACTTCAGCCTTAACCTGATCAAGAGCCATTAGCATCTGCCACGCCACATAGTAGACAGCGAGCATATGCATGGGGCCGGGGAATATAGGGATATTCGCATCTGCGGCTATTGCTGTCGGCGCTTTGACATAGATATGCAGGATGCTTTTCGTGGTGTCTGCGGCGGCAGGGGCCGGGTATACGAATATCTTTCGCGCCAGAGTAGCGCCGGGCGTTATGTCGTTGGCTATGAAGTAGTAGCGCGGCGTACCGTACTCTGAGGCTCCCGCGTTGCGCCAGTTGGGGTCCATCTCGCTTATCTCGTCCTCGCTCCTGTACTTCAGTTTGGACTCGTACCCGGCGCTGTCGTAGATGACCACACGGATGGTTGACAGCCAGTCGGTGGGTAGGTCATAGTCGTCCTGCCCCTCAACCAGTGCGACAGCGGTCCCGGTAGCGCGGGGATAGCGCAGGTAGGAGGCCATATCTGACTGCCAGTTCTCAATGAGGACATTGACATCTGTGTCAGACCAGAAAGGATTTGTCGTATCAGTGTCTGATGCGAATTTCCTAGCGAGGGTCCTTATTTGAGTTCTGGTTAATGCCATATATGACCCCTACCTTACTTATAGGATCGTTCTACGCTCCTGCCATCCCCTGCCACCCTCCGGTGTTTTATGTCCCGTATGTGGGCCGGGCTCGCGGTAAACGAGTACCCCGGCCCCTCATGCAGGCGCTTGTCTGTCGGGTATCGTGAGGGGTTCACCTTCTCAGCGCAGGCGTTGCACCCGCCCACAAGTTTGCCGTCTATGTGGACATAGCGCAGTCTGGTCGTCTGTTTCCCGCACGATTCGCAGACCATTATTTACCCCCGGCATCCTTACGGGCCTTTTCGGCCTCTATGGTCTCGCGCTGGACGAGCGAGGATATGTCGGCGCGGGTCGCGTCCTCTATGGACATCACCTTCCCCGCCTTCTGAAGGAACTTTTTGCTCCCGATCTTCTCGTCGTATCCGAGGGCCATCTTATAGTACTTGATGTACTCCTTGTGGGCCTTGTCCATGATGTGGCCCTTGTTCCTCTTTACGAGGTCCTTCGCCATGTTCTCAGGGACCATATGCGCGTGGCCCTTGCTGTTGATGAAAAGAACATCGGTCTTGGAGTTTTTCTCCGCTACCCCGACATTCTTTTTTTGGGTCACGGTGACCGGGATAACCAGTGTCTCGCCTGATTCGCTCATGTTTTCGCTCATTATTTCTCCTAGTTTTACACCCGGGTGGGTGAGTTTTGCTTTCTCCCATGTAGCAGGACCGAGGAAGAGAGAGCCCGATCCTGCTACAAAGGAGGGGATGAGTCCTTTGTAAATTTACATCCCCGGTAAAACTTGAGGTGTGGTGAGCCTCGTTTACACCACAATTGACCGATGTTCGCGCCGCGACCTTTTTATTAGGTCAGCAGAACGCAGGCGTGGTCATCGCGCTTTTCCGCGACACCGTACATCATATGACCGATGACGGTATGCGCTATCTGGAGACGGTCAGGACCGTCCATATATGTGGAGACATCCTTCTGGATGGCGCACATAAAGGCATCCTTGTGGAACACGAGGTTCCGGACACCGGAGGACGATATGACATTGTTGGAGAAGAATATCGGAATACCGTATATCTCTCCGAACATTCCAGTAACAGCGGCGGACTTGGCGTAGCCAGTCTTGGAGGCATCCACGAACTTATCCAGTCCCATCAGCACGGCTTTTGAAGCCGGGCGGAAGACCATCGTGCGATCCTCTTCAGGGGCGGAAGCCTCGTCCAGTTCCAGAATCGCGTTCAGAAGAACGGGATCCGACACCGGGGTGGCGGCTGTGCCCACAGACTGCGAAAGGCCGCTGTAGAGACCCATAAGGGCCGCTTCCAGATTGACCTTAAGCGCGTAGCCTATCCGCTTTCCGTACTCCTTTAGCAGGTCGTAGGAAGACTGCACCTTCGCGAGGTCCTCTATCTCCACGCCAGCGTAGATCCACTGATCCACGGTAAGCGAGAGGGGGGTCTCAGAAGGGGCGGACGGTGTTATCGCACCGTAAGCGCCGACAGGGGAGGCGCTCAGATTCGCCATCGCGGGAATGTTGAGGATGTCCCCGCCATTCTTGAACTCCGCATCGTAGCGGGCCACGCGATTGGGCATGATCAGTTTCGTCTCGCGGGCGTGGACAATTTCTTTGCTCCACAGTTCCGGAACGAACTGACCGGAGGCGGCTACAGACTGCTCTATATTCGTATTAGCCATAGGTCGTTCTCCTTATATTCCGCCGTCAGCCTGACGGACACAGACCGTAACGCCCATCGTCTGAGACGAGACATTTACGGAAAGGCCATTATCAAAGGCCATCGGGGGGTCAAACTCCACCTTCTGCCCGCCAGTTGTGCTGGGCTGCGAGTAGGTGAAGAATGCCGTTGAGGTGGTATTGGCAGTATCGGAATCGCGGAAGACAACATAGTCTCCAGCAGTCCCGGCCTTATCCATTGACACCCAGTACACTGCCCCGGCTTCGCCAAGGGCGAGCAGGGGGACGACGGCTCCCGCCGCCGAGTTGATGGTCTCCGGTTCGCAGGGAAGGGCGTAGGAGTCCGTTATGCCATTCTGGTTCACAGGCATCACCCACCTGAACTTCAGCGCGGCGGAGGCCGCTATGCTGGAGAACAGGAGGAATGACACTATCAGCACTACTTTGTTTTTCATGTTACCTCCCGGTAATTTTCGCATGAATTGCCTTCATCTTTTCCTCGTAGTTTTCGTCCTTGGGGTCCAGTTTGGAGAGTTCATCCTGAGCGCTCTCACCCTTACCCCTGCCGCCCGCGCCGGGCTTCTTTAGGCCCTCTTTGACCTCCCGGGTGTATCCGGACCCGTCACCCATGGTGCAGAACTGGTAAGCCAGTTTCGTGGCTACCGTGGGGTCTATTTTCTGCAGGCCGTTCTCAGTTATGAATCGTGCGGCCTTTTCTTCCATCTCCGGGGTATAGCCGGGCTGACTCTGGAACCACTTGATGGCCCAGGCCCTCTGCATGGCCTGCTCTTTCTGAGTGCCTTCGGCCTTCAGGCCATCTATGTGTTCCTTCACGAACTCGCGCATGGTCTGCACGGGGTTCTTGTAGAACTTGGATTCAAACGCCTTGTCCGGGTCTGGGCCGATGGCTTTCTTCATGTCCTCCAGAGTCTTCTGGATTTCGGAGTACTTGGACTCCAGATCGCGGTACTTCCCGTTGACTTCCTGAAACCGCGAATAGGGGACGAACTGCGACTGGTCCGTGCCACCCTGCCCGGTCTTCTGCTGGCCCGCGCCGCTTTCCTGCCCGGTCTCCTGCGATACTTCCTGCTCTATCTGCTCGTTATTTTCCATTTATTCTCCTAGTTTTACGCCGTAGTAGGCGATTTTTCTAAATCGTTAAAACCAACTCTGGTATTTTCTGCCTATCTCCAGTATCCGCAAGGAGGCAGTCCCGGTGTCAGCCGCGAAGGTTAAATATATGCTCGCGGTTTTGTCCAGAGGCAGGGATATGTACTCGTTATTCTCGCTGGTCTGGAAGACCTTGATGCCAGTAGCGGCGGCTGTGGTTGAGGATGTCGGCAAGGTGAAGTTTATGTAGACCACATCTGCCGAATAGTTGTAAACGCGGACCTCCTCCACATTAAGGAGCGTGGTGCTGGACTGAAACAGGGCCGGGGTGGTTGATACCGACACCGCACTTGAAAATGCCTGACTCTTTGAGGCATCTATTTTTGTTTCGGCGGAGGCTCCACCGCTAAAGGCCGCGAGCATAGCCACGGCAAAAAGTATTTTTTTCATATTTTGATTTTCTCCTTGACAGCGTTCTTCTCTATCTGCTCGCGAAGTTTATTGTTGTAATCCTTGGCCTTCGCTGTATAGACCTCTTCCACTTTCTTGAACATGAAGTCCTTATTGAACATGGCCTTCACGATATTAGCCGGGTTGGACACAACCTCTATAAGGGAGTCCACCCGAAGTTTCGTCTGCTGTCTCCGCAAAAGGGAGATATTCTCCCAATGGTGGAGTTCGCTTTTTATCAGCAGTCGGATCTGGTCGTCTCTCATTTTGCCTTCAGGGCCTTTGTGACCATCGCGGCCCCCTCCAGATATATAGCGGCCTGAGTGAGGCTGGCGGCGATCTCAGCCGGGTACTTCATGCCGTAGGTGTTGTAGTAGTGCGTAACCAGCGCCTCTACGGTCTTGGGGCCGTCAACGGGCAGGGCCTGCTCCGTGGCTGTCGGGGCCGGGGGGATGTCTTTCAGGGTTTCGGACGCACCGTAGTTCCCCTCCTGCTTTTTCGCCAGCGCCTCAAGTTTGGCTATCTCGTTCTTGCTCATCGTCCTGTTCTTTATGGATTCTGCCTTTGTCATTTCATTCCCCTCGTCTTGTCGTTAATGTATCGGTCCACCGTTTCTTCCGGTAGGGTCCGTATCTTCTTAAGCATTTTAGCCTTTCCTTGCACTATACGCAATGCCCTGTCGTCCTGCGCGGCTATAAGTTCGCGCATTATGATTTTCTCTTCCTCATCATAGAGTTGGGACAGGGCCTGAAAGTCAGGGTTCTTAAGCAGGTTGGAAAGGGAGTTAACCATCGGGGAGACATAGTCAAGAGTCTTCATCTGCCCCCCGGAGTAAACGGTGTGCTGCTGGCGCGGGCAATATTCTGGGCGATGCCCATGCCCCCCCGCACCTGATCTTCAGGCAACCCGCCACCCTGCATTATGGCCTGCGCGGCGGGAGAGCCGCTGATGATGTCTTTAACAGCGGCCCTCTGGGTCTCAGGTTGGGTCATGGCCCGGTTGATGTCAAGTTCACGCTTAAAGTCGTTGGGATTCATATTGAACGACAGGGCAAGTTTCTCTATGATGGGCTTCGGGTCCATGCTGAAACCGTTGGTTTTAGCCAGCATTGCGAACCCCTGCAGAAACTCCAGCAGTTCCTTTTTCTGGAAGATGCGGAAGTCAAGGTCGGTTGTGATCTTCATCTTGAAGAAAGGGTTGGGGGACAGACTCCCGTTGTTTATAGCGGCGAACATCTGCTCGCCCTCAGGGCCCTCAGCCCGGATTACGCGTGTCCTATCAAGGAACTGCATATTGCGGGAGTGGAACTTGTACAGCATCCTGCGGAGCGCATTTGAAACCTGTGCCCGCACTGTAGCGCGGAGCCTGCGTGTTGCCTCGTTCTGGATTATCTGCGACTCTGTCGCGGTCAGGTTCTGGGATATGCCCTGAAGCGTTGAGGTAGCGCCAGACTGGCGGCGCATAGATTCGCGGTCTGTCTCTTCTAACTGCTTCGCATACGGGATTCCTTCAAGCGGAGGACGGAGCGGCTCAATGCCGTTCATGTTGTCCATTTCAAGGACCTTATACGCCTCCCACACCAACCTGCCGCCATCCGACTTGTACCCGCAGTCGGACGACATTTTCCACATATTGTAAAGCGCCGCGTACAGGTTGTCGTTTATAAAATTGCGCCTGTCGTTTATTTCCTTCTGCTGTTTGGAGTTGATCTCCACGGTCCCTATGCCATACAGTTCGTTCTCAACCTCTATCCACTTGCAGTCAATGTATGGGAACTCCCCGTCATCGTAAGGCATTGGCTCAGGGCCGCGCAGGATTGTGCCGTTATCAGCCACTATCACGCGATAGCGAAAGTCCTCATCCATTGTATCCAGATGACCGAAATATTCATGGTACTTCACCATGTGTTCTTTCGGCTCAGTTGACAGACCTGCTATTTCGCGGCGGGCTTTTTCGGCTTCATTATACGGTGAGGAGTTCGCTTTTATCCGGTCAACATTCTGCCAGACCCCCTGCGCCTCCATTCTCTTGGCGCGGGCATACGGGATTATGAATGTGCGAGCGGCCCACTCCATGCCCTCCATGTTGTCACTGCCCTCAGAGCAGGAGAACTCAACCGGGCGGAAATACTGAAAGTCAAAGCAGTCGTATTTCGGGTATCGTGTCATAATACCGTTCTGCTTTTTGTAACCATATTCCAAGACCCACGGTATCTCAACCGGGGCGTAACCATCGCGCACAAGGCCGCGAATGAAGGGCATTATCTTGCGCTGGAGTCCTACGGTTTCAAATTGATCGGTGAGTACGGATTTAGTGAGGAAGGCTTTAATCGCGTCGTTGTACCCTTGCGGGTAAACATCAAAAAACCCTGCGTCTGAACTGTCGGAAAAAATCATCTCAAAGATCGCGGTGCTGATCGCCTCAATCTCTGTGAATATCTCCGGGATGAAGGTGTTGGACTTGCCTATCGTGCGTACATCTGACTGGCAACGGTACATTTTGTACCAGTCGTTGAAGTTGCTGAAGTGATGTTTATGATCATCCGCAAAATTGCGGATCTTTTCCAACACTTCTTGAGCAACTTTATCAGCCATTAATCGTCATGTCCTTGGGCATCCTGTAGTTCTGTCGTATGTTATACCATAGCGGCCCGGTCTTGTCAAGGTTATCCGCCTTGATTGCGGCTTGTTTTCGTTCCCGGTCTGGACCACGGCAGATTCTGACTGCCGCCCGGTTAAGGCGTAAACGATGTACCGAAGGGCATCTATAAGGTGGTCATCGCCTACGGCTGGGGACTCTTTACCGGATACGGGCCTGCCCCACTTCCAGTTCCTTATCTCCTCTATCAGTGGGTCACACGCTCCGCGAAAGAACTTAACCTTGCCCTTCTTCATCAGTGACTTAAGGTTGACCAGAGATCCGCTAAAGTCGCGCGTGGCGGGAGACATTTTTATCCCGGCTTTTATGAACTGAAGCGCCACGCTTAACTTGGAAACATCTTTCGTGGTTCCGCTTTTATTCCACGCGGTGGAGTCCATTTTTGTCATCATGTACGGGATGCCTATGTCTCGCTGTAGGATATTTTCAGCGTGACCCTCCGGGTCTTCCCCGGCTTTAGCATAGCAGTCAAAGACATAAAAAGTGCCGTCATCTGAAAGCGCCACTGACACCTTCGTGGTGGGCTTATCCACGCCCCAGTCCATGCCGCGCCCCTTGATCCAGCCGGGCGGGATTATGAACGGGTCCACCATCAGGTCCTCACTGAACTCCGAAAGGATGACACCTGACTTCACCTCATGCGAGCCGTAAACGAAACGGTCCACCCACTCCTTGGGGTATGCCTCAATCAGGGACTGGATGTACCCTTCTGGCAGGTACGGGTTATCAAAGGTTGTGCTGTTGATGCCCTTGTAGCCGGGCTTCTCCTGCTTGAAAAATTCCTGCCAAACCCAGTTGTGCCCATCCGGATTTACGGTCACGAACCCGAACTGCTTCGGCACGGGGTGGCGCAGGCGTCCCACAAGGTCCAGAAAGTCCTCGCGTGAGCATTCCTCAGCCTGATCAATATAGAACCAGCCAAGGTTCAAAGACCTCTGCTTGCGGATGTCGTCTATGGGGCGGAAGATAATCTGCGAACCGTTTTTTAGGACCAGCGTGTTATAGGATTCGTTCCAGTCCAGAATCCATGAAGGCGGCAGTAATTCAAAGAAGGTCTTGCGGGTGGAGTCGCGCAATTCCGGGTAGGTCATACGCGAGATAAGGCCGCTGTTGCCCGGGAACATCGCGGACAGCATGAGCCCCTTCATGCACCCGGCAAATGTCTTAGCGGAACCGAACCCTCCGCACAGGGCAGAGAACCGCTCCGCGAGGAATATAAATTCTTTCTGCTTGGGTAGAAGCGTTATATCCCGGTTGAGTTTAACCGCACTTGCGGCCTTGGACTCAATCAGCCGCTTCTTGCGTATTCGGCTCATTCTCTTCCTTGGCCTTTATGTCCGCCTTGATCGGCTCGTACTTATGCTTGCAGGTGGCGCACTTGTTGCACATCCGCATGAAGTCCTCTGCACCTATGTTGCCCACCGGAAGCGCCTCAATATCCATGCCCACCTTTTTGTCGGCATCGTAGAAACCCTTCCACTTGCCCGCCAGTTCCAGCGCCTTACTGCGCTCGTTGGCTACATCTGACTCAAGCCCGTTCTTAATAGCCTGAGCCAGAGCCAAGTCGGAAAGGCCAACCCGGTCCAGCAAACCCTCAAGATACTCGCGTGTTTTTTCTTTACGAACTTTTTTTCGCGGCATATATTTTTAACCCGTATATAGATTTCGGTAAAGAGATCCTCAGGTACTTAGGCTTAAACCCGGTGTTCTGCTCGTGCGCGGCAATGGCACTCTCTGTGAACTCCAGCATAAGATTATCCAGGTAGAGAGTCACATCCACCGTAAGAAGTTCTTTTTTCATCCTGCGGACATCATCCATGCCAAGATTCTAGGAAAAGAATTTGTCAAGTGTCAAGGGGTTGACTTGTCAAGAGAGGGGGCCATTCAGGGGGAGAGTATATATATTATGCGTTATCCACAGGTTATCCCCAGCCTGTGAATTACTCCTCCGTGGCCCATAGTTTCACGGGCTTGGCTATAATCTTAATCCCCTCTTTTTCGTTGCTCTCATCAACAATGACCTTAAAGTGGTTTTCCATAAACACCAACTTGTTACCATCCGATACCTCCACCGCCTTCTTGGCGTTGGCTAGGGGGCAATCCCCGTCCTCGTTGGAACAGGTCCCATTTTCAAAACTGGGGCAGACATAATCTTTAGTTATACAGACAGATGGCCGCCACCCGTCCGGCATTTCTATAACCCACTTGCTCATTTAATCCTCCCAGTCCCAGAATGTAGATTCGCACGGAGCGCCCGCATCGTCAAGCGGCCCGTGGCACTTCTTGTATTTTTTCCCGCTCCCACATGGGCAGGTCTAGTTCCTGCCGGGGTATTCGTTTTGAACGCGGATCGGTGTTTTTATTTCATCTTCCATAAAATTTCGCCACCGGATAAGAAGTACTTTCTTGTTATTCCAATAGCCCCCTTAAACTCTTTTCCCCGGTCAGT